ATTAGTAAATTTGATAAATTTTTTAATTCAATAACATTCATTCCAAGATCTTGGTCTTGGATTGATCCTTTAAAAGAACAACAAGCTAATGTTGCAGGTTTGAGTGCTGGTATTACGACATATGCAGATATATCTGCTGCTTATGGTAGAGATCCAGAAGAGTTATTTGAGCAACATGAAAGAGAGTCAAAACTTGCTGAACAATATGGTATAAAAACAGCTTTCCAACCTTTTGGATCTAAATTACCAGTTGAAGCAACAATAAATGGTGATAAAGATGAACAATGAAAGTTTTAGTAGTAACTTACTAGAAAAACATCCAGTAGAAAATACTGAGGAGAAAACTATGTTAAAACAAGATAGACATATCCTTAGCGTTTCTGAAACTGACGATTCTGTAATCGTTGAGTTTGAAAAACATGAGGATGTTAATCAAGAAGACGAAGAAGAAAGATTAATCGATACTGAAATAGAGTATCGTACTTATGATTTCAGAAATGGTCTTATTGATGAAGAAGAAAGAAGGGTTCGTATCGGAGTGTCTTCCGAAGAGCCGGTTGAGAGAAATTTCGGGATGGAAATTTTGTCTCACAATGCTGAAGATATAGATATGGAATTTATGTCTTCAGGTAGAGCTCCTTTATTGCTTGATCATGATATGACTAAGCAAATTGGTGTTATAGAAGAATATAAACTTGATGAGGCAGCAAAAAGGACAGTTGCTGTGGTTAGATTTGGAAGATCTGATCTTGCTCGTGAGGTTTTCCAGGATGTAGCTGATGGAATAAAACAAAATATATCCGTTGGTTATAGAGTTAATAAACTGAATAAAGACAAAGACAAGGATGGCTATTATAGAGCTAGTTGGACTCCTATGGAGGCAAGCATAGTATCTATACCAGCCGATCAATCTAAAGTTGTTGGAGTTGGACGTTCAAAATCATTTAAGGAAATAAAAATGAGCGAAGTAAAAAACGAAGTTAATCAAGAGATTAATATTGAAGAAGTTAGAGCTCAATCTGTTGCAGAAGCAAAAGCAGAATTTAAAAGAAACTCAAAAGAAATTTTAGATTTAGCTGCAAGACACAATAGAAGAGATCTAGCGGATAAAGCTATTTCCGAAGGTAATTCTGTTGAAGAATTTAGAGGCATTTTATTAGAAAACATTTCTAACGATCAGCCTTTAGAGACTCCTGAAATTGGAATGACTCCTAAGGAAATTAAAAGATTTAGTTTGGTTAGAGCTATCAATGCATTAGCTAACCCAACTGATCGAAGAGCACAAGAAGCCGCAGCATTCGAATTCGAATGTTCAGCTGAAGCTGCTAAAAGATATGGCACAACATCACAAGGTGTTATGCTTCCACCAGAAGTTCTAGGAAACTGGAAACGTGATATTAACACTTCAGATGATTCAGCTTTAATTGCTGAAGACTTCAGAGGTCAAGATTTCATCGACGTTCTTAGAAATGAATCATCAGTCATGAGAGCTGGCGCAACCATGCTACAAGGCTTAAAAGGCGATGTTGTCATACCTAAGAAAACTGGTACTTCAAGCCCAGGATGGATTGCAACTGAAGGCGGAGATTCTGCTGAAAGTGAATTTACAGTAGGTCAAGTTACTATGAGCCCTAAAACTGTTGGTGCTCATACAGAAGCTTCAAGACTTATGCTTATGCAATCATCTTTAGATGTTGAAAATCTAATTAGAGATGATTTAACAAGATCAATAGCTACTTCTATTGACCTTGGTGCATTAGCTGGTTCAGGAACTTCAGGCCAACCTACAGGTATTGCTAATACATCTGGAATCAATACAACAACTTTTGCTGCAGCTGTCCCAACATGGGCTGAGCTTGTAGCTATGGAATCTGCAGTAGCAAATGATAATGCGCTACTTGGTTCTTTAAGTTATATTATGAGACCAGCTGATTATGGCAACTTAAAAACTGTTGAAAAAGCTACTAACACAGCTCAATTTATTGTTGAGCCAGGTGGTAATGTCAACGGATATAATGTTGTTAAATCAAATCAAGTTACTGCCGGTGATTACTACTTCGGTAACTTTGCAGACCTATTAATAGGTATGTATGGTGGTTTGGACATCTTAGTTGATCCTTACTCAAACTCAAAATCAGGAACAATTAGAATTGTTGCTTTACAAACTGTTGATTGTGCGGTTCGCCACGCAGTTAGCTTCTGTAAATCATCAGACTAATTAACTGATGCTAAGTTGGAATGGGGGCAGTAATGCCCCCATGCTTAAAAAAATGAAATATTTAATATTGGTTGATACCGTAGCAAACGGTAAAAAAGTACGTGTAGGCGATGTTGTTGAGTTAAACCAACAAGAAGGTAATATTTTAATTGGCTATAACAAAGCAAGTGTACATGTTGAAAAAAAATCAGAACAAAAAGATCGAAGCATAGGATTAGAAAAATCTGAAGCTCCAAAGGTTAGCAAAAGAACTGCTAAGAAATAATGGCATTAGAGTCCCAGGCAGATTTTAATGCATATGTTTCTACCTCGGGACACGGAGTAACAGGTACTTTTTTTGAAGTACAACAATCTTTATGGGATGATAGACTAGGTCTTATAGATACTTGGTATGACATTGATTCAGGCAACGCTGAAAATATAAAATTTATATTAGATCAAGCTTATTTTGGTATACCTGGTGGGTCTGTTGATATTAATGCATATCAACCTGTGGCATATATAAAATCTACAGATGCTCCTTATATTTCACATGCTGATAGATTAATAGTGAATCCAATTACAACAAAACTTGGAAAAGTTATCGCTCCAGAAACAAGTTATAAAATTATAAACGTTCAAAAAGATAACGTAGGTTTTGTTACTTTATTACTAGAAGAAGAATGAGTGATTGGAATATAGAATTTGACGAAGATTTTGCTGGTTATTTTGATAGTGATTTTGGCCACGCAATTACAGCAACATATACACCTTTCGGCGGTACATCAAAAACAATTAAAGTCATAAGAGATGAAGAATATAATGATATTATTGACGGAGAAGTCAGTATAGAATCATATACACCTGTAGCTTATGTATATTTTGATGATGTACAAAATGTTGCAACAGGAGATGATTTGGTTGTTAATGCTTATAAAGATCTAGATGGAAATGTATTAAAAGCTCAAACAAGTTATAAAATAGTAAATATAGAAAATGATAGAACAGGAATCATAAAACTTATATTAGAAGAACAATAATGGCAAATCATATTAGACAACAAATACGAGAAAGAGTTGCAACAACTCTTACCGGTTTAACTACAACATCTTCTAATGTATTTCAATCTAGAGTTTACCCTTTAGAAAATGCTAATTTGCCTGCAATTATAATTTATACAAAGTCAGAAGATTCTGAGCCTGTTGTTATTGGTACAAACAGACTTATGAATAGAGAACTAACATTAGCCGTAGAGGCGTATGTAAAAAGCGTATCTAATAGTGATGACACTATAGATACTATTACAAAAGAAGTAGAGTCTGCTTTAGCTGCCGATACAACATTAGATGGTTTAGCTAAAGATACATATTTAGAATCTACAGAAATAACTTACACAGGAGAAGGTGAAAAACCAATTGGTGTATGTACAATGAATTTTATAGTTGAATATTGTACTGCTCAATCTAGTCCTGATGTAGCAGCATAGGAGATAATTATGAAAATGATTAGTCCAGACGGAAAAGTTTCTATAGATGCTCACCCTTCTAAGGTTGAGTCTTTATTGAATAAGGGTTGGAAAGAAGAAGCAGCCCAATCAATTAAATCTTCTTCTAAAAAGTCGAAAGACGAGGTAATTGAAAATGGCGACTCATAAAGGAAGCGAAGGCACCGTTAAAGTCGGTTCTAATGCTATAGCTGAAATTAGATCATATTCAATAGAAGAAAGTGCTGACACAATTGAAGATACAAGTATGGGCGATAGCGCACGTACTTATAAACCTTCTTTAACTCAGTTTTCAGGATCTATTGATGTATTCTGGGATGAAACAGATACAAGTGGTCAAGGAGCTTTAGATGTTGGTTCTGAAATAACATTAAACTTTTATCCAGAAGGTGATACAGCTGGCGATACTTATTACTCAGGTAGTGCTATCGTAACAGGTGTAACAAGAACTGGTTCGTTTGATGGTATGGTAGAAGCATCTATTTCTGTTCAAGGGAACGGAGCATTAACTGAATCTACTGTTTAATGAAACCAATAGACAGAGCTAAAAATCACTTTGAATCAAAAGAGATAAAAGTGATTGAAGTGCCTGAATGGGCAGATGACAACGGTCAACCGTTAAAAATATTTGCTAAACCATTAACTCTTGCAGAAACATCTAAACTTTACAAAATGAGTAAAGAAGATGATTTAACAATGATGGCTTATGTATTAATTTATAAAGCTTTAGACGATAATGGTGACAAAATGTTTGAATTAAGTGACAAAATGTCACTTTTGCATAACGTTGATCGAGAAGTCTTAGTAAGGATAGCAACCGATATAATGGATTCTCCTTCTGTGGAGGATCAAAGAAAAAACTC